CATGCTTATTATTAAATGTATTTATGTAATTTAATAAATCCGGATTAACTACATAATTACCAGTAGTAGAGCCCTCATCATGCGATCCAGGACGTGGATCAGGACTAGGGTCTGTTGCTAAAATATCATAAGCTATTGGCTCATTTAATTCTATAATTATATCACCAGGAGTTACTTTAGCTACCCCAGGTAACCATTCAACTCCACCCCAACGGTTACGAAGTGTTGGATCATTTGATATTTTTTTATAGTTAGTAGCCTCAAATACATGAAGCGTTCCATCATTACCCCAAAAGATACCATCTAAATATAATTCGTCGGGATTGCTATCAAAATAGCTCTTTATTAAATAATACGCTTCTGATGTGTCTTTTGAATTATTAAGACCCGGCACATATTTAAATTTTTCAGCATATGGAGTAGACAAAGTTTTCATAGCTGCAGCATTCGGTAATTCAGATGATTTTATTACAAATTCCTTACACCATGCTCCTGATTTATAATCAGTATATGATACATTTGTCGGTATCGTATATTTTATACGTGTAACCATAAGCTTTTTATTTAAAATATCAATGTATCCACCACCAAAGTTTGATATGGTCTGTAATGACTGTGAAAAAGGAAATTCCTCATCTTCAACATCATATCTTGTTCTATCTGTATTTTCGTCTGACCAATAATGTCTAGTTATTGTTGCTCCTATTGTTTCTGGAATATTAAAAGCAACTGGATTATCAACTGTTGGCTTAGCATCTGCTTCTTGAGGAGGGACTGCTCCTATTTTTATATCAGAAATAGAACAATTATTTCTATAAGCATTTATTGATAAATTTGTTTCTGTTTTTGTCTTCGTTATTGTAGAAGAATAGAGTATACTAAATACCGTATCGCCTGGTTTTAAACTAAACCATACAGATCCTTCTCTTATATAATTTATTACATTATGCGTTTCTTCTCCTCTTTTGAGAACTGCGCTTTTTTGTCCAATTTTAGTATTAATAATAACCTTATCTCCGGCATCCATATTAATAAGAAGCTGGAATGAGGTATTATCTTCTGGATGGTAAATTGCCGGATTACTTATATCCTTAAGAGCAATAATTTCAAATATACATCCAGATTCAATATCACCATCGTTATGAACTATTATACTATCTCCAACAAATGGATAGCCAAATAATAGTTCTTTCGGTGATTCTTTTGATGAAAACGGGAAATGGAATGCGGAAGCAACGGATGCTATTTCATAAGTAATAACATCCGGAGACTCTAAGTATGGGCTTTCACATAAGATGCTTACACTACATCCTTCCAGATCTCTTCCCCATATAGATGGTTCATTGCTTTCCACATATCCTTCCGTTTTAACTTTTCTATAATCGGTTTCGATCTCTATTATTACTTTTTCGCAAACTGGAAAGTAAAGATAGGATCTATGCCTTAATGTTTCAACAACGACAGTATCGTCAAGGAATACCAGATTAAAGCCAATACTCCTTGACGACTGTCTAGCACCTGTAAACTTACTACCAGGCATGGAGGCATAATCAGACATACTAACTTTTGCCTTTACCGGTCCCAAACCTGTTACACTCTTTACTGCAACCCCATTTTCATAAGGGTTAAACAGATCAAGCACTAATGTCTTGTTTGGATCTCCGCTATCAGCATACCTGACCGGAGTAATTTTAAAGTTTTTAATCATGATATGCCTCCATTTTGAATTTTTTTAGAATGAAAATTTTACATCACTAGATTTGACGCCAATGGCGTTCATGATTCCATTAACAGTTGAGTTGCTACCAAGCAAAGACTCAGTCTGTCTATAAATATCAATTGAGGACAGTGATTCGGGTGAATAATTATTCTGATTGAATGTAATATTGGTATTCTGATTACCGCTACTAAAGTCATTCGATGTATTACTATTCGCCGAATCAAATCCAGAAGCTAATTTAGATACATCAATGCTACTAAAGTTTCCAGTTTTAAGGGAACTAAACATATCCGATGCACCGTCAACATTAACTCCAAGGCCCATATTGTCAAAGATTCCTTGAATTGAACTCTTGGAGTTTTCAACATTACTAAGATCGACCTTTGGTTTAATAGTAAAGAAGTCGCCAAATAAACCGGATTCATCGAGTGTCTTTCGTATCTTTTCACCGACACCGGAGAATGACTCAGAAAGCATATCACCGAAAGTCATAGGTTTTAAGCCATTAGAGAAGTTATCAGTAGCTTGATTTATGTCAGATTGTGCAGAAGTAAGTGACAATGAAACAGCAGATACAGTAGTATCCCCAATTGTTTTTGAACCATTGGTTATTGATTCTTCTATGCCATGAATTATACCATCACCAATATTCTTACCAGAACTATTAGCGAATAGACGTGAAGGAGAATGTGATTGTGATGCCTGATTGATTGCATCATCAAAATTTGACACACCCATACTTATCGCTTTCTTAGCATCTGCAGTATCAGCCATATGAACCCAACGTTCCCAGGTTTTCTTGTCTATATTACCAAGCACATGACCATATTGCTCCATTGCCTTTTCATAATCTCTAACATTATGCTTTAATAATATTCCGATAAGTTTTATTCTACCTGTTTCTGAATGCCAAAATTCTTCGAAACCGCCAGTGGCTCGATAATCTTTTACTGACATTCTATTTTGGCCAGCGATTTGTCTTTCGATTTCATCTAATTCGCCTTTAATACCGGTTGATCTCTTAAGCTTCTGGCCCAATTCTCCCATGACACGATTATATCGAGCTTCAAGACCAGATAAACTCCACATAACCTCAGAAATTTTATTAGCTGCTTCTTGTATTACAGCATTGCCAGTAACAGCAGTCCAAATACCTTGCGCAATGGCACCAACAAATTTTCCAACCCATCCTATTTTTGGATCATTGGACTCTATGTCGAACGATTTTCCCATTTCGGATATTGTGTCATCGCCTATTTCTCTAATTGATTTTGACTCTTTGGCCGCCTGGGTCTCAATATCTGTAAATATCGGATCCATGCCAAAGAACATAAATATAGCATTCACAACTGTTTTTAACAAATTATGAATAGCATTTACAATTGTCGGCATATTTTCATTTAACGATACAACCAATTCATCGACGGTATTAGCAATCCATTTTCCCAATTTCTTTACAAATGTTGGGCCATACTCTATTAATTTGTCCATTAAGCCATCTAAAGTATCCGGACCATATTGTATTAATAGATCTAAAAGATGATCTAATGCTGGAACCAAAATATCTTCTAAAGCCAAAAGAATATTAAGAAGCTCATCTTTATGTTCATCTAAAAATGTTGAAATAGCAGTAATAATATCACCAAGTCTATCAGTAATAAATCCAATAAGCTCAGAAAATACAGAACTTGCACCAGCTCGTATTATTCCACCTATTTTCTTTATTGCTGCAACCAATTGTGGCTTCTTTTTATCAATCTTTTTACCGAATTCAATAATACTGTCAACGATTCCTTCGAGGATATCGCCAAATACACTTCCTAATTTCTTAGCGCCTTTCCTAACATTATCAACATTCTTGTTATCGCCAAAAGAACTTAAAGTGTTTATTAGTTTTTCTATTGCGTTTACAATAAGATCAACACCCCAGCCAGCCAATGCCACCATTCCGCCAATAGCTATAAATAGTAAGCTAAGAATGCCGACAAACTTAACAAGAACTAATAATGACTTTTCAGACACATTAAATTTACTAATTAGTATTGCTAAAGCGCCCATTACAGCAATAATGCCAAGAGCAATTCCTAATGCAATTAAAGTATTTTGGCTTATTTCGTATTGTGATGCCAAGGCAACCATAATTCCAATCGCTGCAAACATTCCGCCCAATGCTATAGCAAACACTGATAAAGCATTAATTTTACTAGTATCGATGCTCGGGCTTGATGCTATGACTCCAACAATAACAAATATCACAGCCAATACAGCACCAACTACACCAGCAATTAGAGCAAAAGATCTCAAAGTATCAGCGTTTACATCTTTACAAAAACTTGCAGAATATCCGATAGCAACTATTAACCCTGCAAATAAAGTCGTTGCTACTATAATTATGGCGGAAGCAGATACAATACCAGCCATATTTATAGAAGGCATCACTGAAAATAGTGTAATAAACACCATAATAACCGCAATAAATGCAATTAATCCACCAATAATTTGTCCAACTAATGAAGATATGGCATCTATCTTTTTAGGATCTGCATTAGCAAATGCGATAGTCAAACCAATAATATTTCTAATTATTGACCCAACAGCCTGACCAAATACAAATATAATTACAGCGACAATACCAAGAATTATAGGAACTTTTTTCATAGCATTGCCGGTTATCATATCGCCATGGCCCATTATTAATACCATTGCAGCAACTAAGCCAAGCGTAATACCAACCAAAACTATCATTTTTGTTGCAATTACTTCAAATGTTGCTGTTGCAGCCATAAGTTTATCTTGGCCCATATAGCTTGATGCGGTTAGCAATATTATATTACGCATTATACTTCCTATTGCCTGAGCAAACACAAATATAATTACAGCAACCATACCAAGAACCATTGCTATCGCTTTTCCTCTCTCTGAACTTAATCCAGAAGCGCCGCTTAACAAACGTACAAGTAGCAATACAACAGCAATCAAAGCAATCAAGCCAAGAGCTATTCCGCCAATTATTGTAACTGCAACATCTAAATTTCCTCTATTAATTACATTGCTCTTTTTTGTAATATCCAGGATTAGGTTTGCTATAATTTTTATAGATAATGTAAAAACTATCAGCACTGCCGCTATACCAGCCATGGCAATACCAAATCCTTTTGACACTGCCGGAGATAAACCTGAACCTCCTGCACCATTTAATGTATGTACTAATACAACTAGTAATACAACTAATAATGCTAAGCCACTAGAAATAATGCCAAGAACAGACAGTCCAAGTGTCAATTGATCCACATTCATTTGACCAAGAGATTTAACTTCTCGTGAAATTAATACTATGCCAGCTATAAAAATACCAAGAACCGCAGCTATTCTTGATAATTCTTTTGCTGCACCAGATGTAATTGTACCTGGACCTTTTACAGATGTGGCAATTCTTCCTAAAAATCTATTATTTTTATAAAGATATTCACCGCCTGTTCCTATCTTTGTTTTTCCTTGCAGAAACATTGAGAGGACACCAACGGCAACAACCAAGGCAATCATTAAACCGCCAATAACAGCTATTGCTCCTATACCACTCCAAAGTTGTTTAGTTGGTATTTTACCAAGAGCCCAAACGGCAATGCTAATAACCACTATTCCGGCTATAAATACGCCAAGTATTAAAGCTATATTCTTTAATACCTCTGCCATTCTTCTTCTTCTTTCAGCCTTAAAATCAAAACCAGTTATTCCAGCCGAAAAATTAGTAATACTTTCACTGATACGCTTTAAACCTCTAGCTACATCATGTACAGCAATTACCGCTACAACACCGGCTAAAATTTGTAACCCTTTCGATAAGGCTTTGGCTACTTCTCCTGGATTTATTTTAGAAAACTGTTCTTTAAACCACGCCCCAATACTGAATATCCAGTCAAAAGGTCCAACTGTTTTCTTAACATCTTCTGCATTAAAACTACTTCCTTTTGATTGTTTTTGAGCTTGAGTCAACATATTATTTGTATCAACAAACTCATTCATTGCTTTATCAGTTATGTCAGACGTTAAATCTAGACCAATTTTTCCTTTTCCGCCAAAACTGCTAAAAGAAGCAAAGCCATTTTTTGCACTAGTTAGACCATCACCTATTTTTCCGGCAGAATCTGTAACTTTTTCTAAAGATTTATTGGCTAATTCTAATGCATCTGTCATTCCAGAAGTTTCATTAGCCGTGTCACCAAACAATCCTTTTATCCATTCTATTGGCTTTTTAAGATCTATAAAACCGCCAGTTAATTCTGAAATCTTATCTGAAAAACCAGATAAATATGGTTTTGTAAAATTAATAGCTGGTCCTAATTTATCTTTTATCCATCCAATAGCTTCTTTAGCAAATCCTCCAAAACCTTTAAGCGATTCTTTAATCACTTTCCATGCCTCTGGCCAATTATCTATTGCCATCTTAGCAAATCCGAGTATTCCGCCAGCTATCGATGCTATAAAATCTATAATGCCAACTTCTTGTAGCCAATTAATTACTGATTCTGCAACACTCCATACTTTCTCTAAAACACCGACTAAGAAATCTATGGCTGAACAAAGACCATTAACTATTTTATCAAATAAGCTAACGTCATCTTCACTATCAGTTGCAGTTTTAAATATCTTTCCAATCGTATCTGCAATTCTAGATGCTAATGGAGCCAATGCTATTACTAAATGACCAATAATTTTAAATATTCCACCAAATATCTTTGCTGCTATTGATAAATACTTTCCGATATTTGAGATAAATAATTTAAAACCTTCATTATTCTTTGTAAATTCCTTAAACTTTTCTGTGGCTTCTTTAAAGCCAATAGTAATATTATTCAAAGATTTTCTAGCATCTCTTGGATCACCATTTATTGCTTCATAAAAATCTTTTATCGGCCCAGATGTTCCAAATATTGCTTCCGAGAACACGCTAAGAACATTTAATACACCACTTATTGCATTCTTTATACCATCAAAAATATCTTTGAAATAATTATGAGAAAATATTTCTTCCCATTCTGCATCTAAGGCGGCACTGTGTTCCGTAACTTTTCTAATCTCAGCTTCTGAAGCTTTCATATCAGCAACATAATCTTGCATTGCTGATTTTTCAATCATCGAATTAAACCAATCAGATTTAAATATCTTTTCCGCTTCTTTCTTTGACATTTCACCGAGATTATACTGTGACTTATAATATTCAGTATACAATGCTCTCCACTGATCAATTGTTTTAAGCGACCCGTCAGTCATCTGACTCAAATATACTTTTTGAGCTGCTGCTGCCTTCTGATCGGAAGACATGCTAGTTTTATTAAAATCTTTCTTTATTTTTGAAATGGTTCGATAACTATTGCCTATCGACTCATTTCTTTCTTGCATAGCTTTATTATAATCGCTATTAAATATATTATTATACAAATCATCAAAGCTCGGTGCATCGGGATTCTTTGTTCTTTCACTGAACAACGTATTCCTTACGAGCAATATTGCATCTAATTTTTCAGCTATTTTACCGACTTTATTTAAGAAATCATTTAATGGGGTTACACCATTTTTAAAATTTTGTACTAGTTCATTCAATCCGCTAGTTGCGGTATATATACCAGTTGATAAAAAGTCAGTTATTATTGTCGGTATTTTCAAATTATCAAGTGCTTTTGCTATTGACGATATGCCATCTTTAATAACTTGCAAAAATTGCACAATTGGACCACTATTTGCAATTAGTGGCTGAATAAATAATGCGCCTAAACGACCAAATGCTGCGCCGATATTTGCAGTTATACCATCTAATGTTTCATTAGCTTTTTTAGCAGTATCATAATAACTTTGAAATGCATCTATAAACAAGTCAAAGTCTAATGCTTTCTTTTTAGATAATTCCTCAATGTCCTCTTGTTTTAGCTCATGTTTGGCATTGTTTTTTAATATTTTATTATACTTTTGTCTAAGTTTTATGTTTCGATTTATATAGGTTGCGAGTTCTTGCTCTACAGCAACGCCTTGCTCTTGCAATCTACCCGTTTCCATGGCAGAAACATGTCCCTTAGCTGCAGCATCTGTAAAAATATCAGATACCTGCGAATATGCCATACCAGTTGTACCAGCAACACCAGCTATGGCATTTAATGTTCTAGAAACCTTATCAAGACCCTTATCTGTTGTACCTAATATTGTAACCAGAGAAGAAGCTGCTACAGATGCCTCGTCAAGACCATATGCAGTATCTGTAACGGATTCTTGAATTGCTTTTGATATTTTATCCTCAATATCTAATCTTTTTGCAGCATCTCCGGCAAGATCCGGATTTCTATCAAGAAGACCCTGTATTTTAAAATCCGCATTTTCAAGATTTTTAGCTCTATTAAAGCCTTTTTGATAAACTTGACTAAACACTTTTTCTATAGAAGAACTAACAGTTTTTGTCATTTGCTGGAACTTTGACATAGCATCTGTTGTTAATTTATTAATAACAGATCGTCCGATTGTCCCCATTATGCTAAAACTATCTTTTATTCTATCTATTGACTTTGTCATATGTGTAAAGTCAACACTTTGTATTGCTTTATCTAAATTTTTTAAAGATTTTGCACCTTCTAGGAGAGTAATATCTTTCTCCATAAGTTTTATTGATTGCCTTGATTGTTTGACAGCATCCTCAAATTGTTTGTTGTCAAACTTCATCTCGACAACTTTTTGATCTATCGATCTACTCATGAATCAGTTACCTCCTTCCAAGCATCCTCTGCTATTTTTTCAAATATTGGAGCTAAAGCTGGATTAATATAATCACGCCCTTTTACATATCCGCCATTATTAGTTGCGTGTCCATATTGTAAAAGAATGGCAATATTATACTGTCCATCAGCAATATTATCATTATACCAAGTTAAACTATATGTCTTAGTTTCTTTATTATGTATAATTTCATATCGCCAAGAATTAGCAGTTTCGCCACTGTCTTTTGGCGTGGCATTTTTTAAAGCATCAACACCCTGTTTGCCGTATTTTCTAAGATCAACATATCTAACTATATCACTTATTTTATCAAAAAAACGATCTGTTTTAGAAAAGTCACCTTTACTTTCGATACGTATACGGCTCATAATTCATTACCCCTTCGAATTCATTTTTGCCCTTCTTTGAGCATTTAACATTTTATTTCTGGCATAAATTTCTGATTGAGACATTTTCTTTTTGTCAGGGTTATTTTGTGCCTCTGTTTCTTCATTGCAAACCCTAATTAAAGTTAACAATCTATTTATATGCCACTTTTCGCAAGAAAAGGGTATCTGATATGCTGTCATCCAATAATAAATTAATTCATTTGTAACTATCCTATCTGCTCCTTTTCCATGCACTTTTTTATTAGATTTTTCAGAAAAAAATGTAGCAGTCATTGGATTTTCAATGTATTCCTTTACGGCATTGACATTTTCTTCAGATAGGGCCAGAATTATTCGTTTATCAACATTTTCAGGGGACGGTTTGACGCACATGAAATGTATATAATCTAATATTTCCATCTCATTTAATTTGCCATTACTATTTAAAAAAGGTTTATGCCATTTTGCTTCCCATTTAGTTATAGATAATAGGGAGTGCTCGAGGGTTAAAGTAACTGGAATTTGAGGGTAAAGTGTAAACTTATTTGTTTCCTCATTATAAAATTCTTTAGGCTCTATTACTATCTCGAGCATCCCTATCACCTCGCTTTACTGATTATTACTATTAAGAGCCGTAATATCTATGCCATGCTCTTCTGCAATCTTCTTCCCCTCTGGACTATTAATTCTATTAACATAATTCTTAGGAAGAATGCCCATGATAAATTTTGTTGCTCCATCGTCTGATGTAAACATATAATCCATAAATGCTTCATAAGCCAGTGAATCCTTAAATTTCTTATACTCTTCTTCTGATTTAACAAAACTATCTCCATCTTCAGATATGGTGCCATAAGAAAGATGTACTAGATCTTCAAAAATTTCATAAATTCTCTTTACATCTTTTGATTCTACTACTTCTGCATAGTATTTATCAATACCTCCTTCTTTAGAAAACTGAAGATTTCTAATTTCTGAAGGGGTAAGATTAAAACGAAGAACCTTTTCCTTCTGCTCTCCGTTGAAGTTTTCATATTTAGCTGTGAATTTCCACATAATAATATATCCTTTCTATTTTTAAAAATATTAAAAGGGGAGAAGCATGCTACGAAAAATAGTGTAGTACGCCAGGAAAGTGAAAATGATAAACAAATTGTTTGTTCATAAGCAAATAAAGGAGTCGTGTCATGCTCCTCCCACTTTTAATTAATGTTTAAGATCTAAAAATCCTGTCTATTTTGAATTTTTAAGATGCTGTGAGAAGTGTGATGATCTCATCAGGCAGAGGAAGTCTAGCAACTGTTCCGCCGGATGTAGCTCTTGTATAATATGTAACACCTTCTGCCCATTCTGTAATACCAGCTGCTTCAACGAAATCAGCATCAGAAGTAGTGTCGGGATTCTGCTTAGTACTTGTATAGTATGTAGTCCCTTCTACAGGAGCAGGAACCTCCGTCGTATCGACCGATGTATATGTAACAGAGCCATCTGTTCCATAAAGAATATTTTCAAGAGCAGTAAGCTTATCCTTCTTAGCCTGAGTATCAAAGTTAATAGATCTAAATACGAGATGAGCAACCGGCTTTATCGGCTTACCATCATCGTCGAGAGCCTTAACTGTTACAGGAGTTGTAGAAAGCTCCCAGCTCATCTCAGCAGCCTCAGGCGAGTCATTAACTGTAGAACGAGTCTTTGAAGAAGGTGCTGCATTGGCACCATAGACAAGGTGAAGCTCATAACCATAGTCTGTACCAAGCTCATCATTACCAATCAATGTTCTATAGCAAAGACCAAACTTCTGTCTTGTCTGCCCCTTAAGATGAACAAGTCCGCCAGCTGCAAGCTTAGAACCATCACAAGGCTCAAACTCATCAGGATATGTATAGGCGTTGATTGTTGCACCGAATTCCTCATTAGAAATAAGGTTAAGATACTTAATGTTGTCAGCCCAAATAGCATTTGCTTCTGCGCCAGAAGGTGACTCATCAATTGATGTCAAACCATTCCATGCTACGCCAACAGGGTACTGAGCACCGACCTGGGGATAAAGAACACCATGATCCACACCAGTCTCGTAAAGTCTCTTACCTTCCTGATCCCAAATCAATTTCATAATTTTTTCCTCCATTAAAAATATAAATTGAAAACAGCGTGATGCAGATTATCTGCTCTAAACGTTGTTTCATGTGTACAGTATTTAAACTTGTTTAGCATTCCTTCTATTACGGCATCGAGTTCCTCGACATCTCTAGTAATATAAGTTACTGCCCATCTTTTTGTTCTAATGTATGATGTATTGTCCGCAAATTTTTGATCTGTGTTGTTCATTGCAAATCTAAAACACGGAAATATCATTTGTATACTAGTCGGTGGGTCATAGTATACATTTTCTGTATCATTTATCGTATATAAAATATCACGAATCTGTTCCCATTTAAGCTCGTTCGCCATTATAGACACCTCCAAGCACTATGGTAATTCTAGGATATCCCAATGTAACGCTACTTACCGACCAATACGCGCCGTTCCATAGAACATAACGAATGGAGTTCCAATTCTGTTTTGCATATAGATCGGCTAATATACTTATTTCATTGTTCACCCTATAATATGAATTAGCACTATTTCCGGTTGCGTTCCAGTGCCTATTGTCTCTTGAAACATCCCCAGTATATGCTTTTTCAACAATATGTGGCTTAAATAAGCCTGGTTTTTCTTCATCATCTTCTATCCAGAAACCGATCTTGCCTACAAACTTCATTGTCTTTCCTCCAAATATAAACAAGGGCTATACAGCAAACTGAAAAAGGCATTAGAAACAAGCTCACCATATAGCCCTCATTTAACTTAATTAAGCAGATACTTCGTTCTTGTAAAGAGTAATAGCAGAGAACGGCTTTGTGAGGGCACCAGAGATTCTAGTCTCGATCAGGTACTCATACTTGTTGAAGTTGAGATCAAAGTCATCGAACAGGGAAACCTGACCGCCCTTGTCACAACCAACAGAATAGTCATTAAGATTAACGATAAGACCAATAAGATCCTTATTTACAGTCTCATTACCAACCTTAACAGGAACCTTATGACCCTGCATAACCTCAACGGTTACGATACGCGATACACGAAGTGCTGTTGCAACCTCGCCCTCGGACTTAAAGAGCCTATGGCCGATATCATCCTTCAGAAGCAGGAGATTTGAAAGTACGCGCTCTGTTGTAAAGAAGATAGGATTTCCGGAACCCTTATATCTCTCACGTGCAAGAATAGCAGCATCAAGAAGCTTATTAGCTACTACAGAATCACCTGCACCAGCGGGTACATCAATGGCATACTTAATGTTGAAAAGCGGTACATCGTTAACAATAGGACGTACATGAGCCTCCTGAATCTTGTAATTATCGCTTCCGAGTCTTCCATCACCGATAAGGATAGCACGAGCGATTTCCTCGTCAAGCATTACTCTCATCTCAGCCTTGATCCAAGCAACAACATCAAAGTCTGTAATATCAATGATATCATCACGATCCATCTTCTGGAGCTTATAAATAGTCTGAGGATCAGTTGTTCTCTTAAGAGTTGTGAATACCTCAGAGATCTTCTCATCGCCCTTAACGTATCCTCTTGCTCTTGCCTCATCTTCTGTGATATCAGCAAAGAGAGACTTAACTCTTGTATAAGGGATCTTGTGTACGCCGTTCATAACAACGGACACCCAATCCATGTTTCTAGAAATCCAATCAGGCTGAGCCTTTGCTGCTCTGTAATCAGGGAACAGCATATCAGGATCATTGAAACCGTATGTCTGATGACCAGTTGCTGTCTCCATACCCGTTGTGTCGATTGAATGTGCAAGAACTGCGCCATCCGTATAATCCTCAAATGCTTCCTTAAGGGAACCGCATTTCCTAGCATTTTTAATAATTGTCTCCATATCGGAGTGGCTCAGGAAAGTGTTGTTGGGTGTACCCTCTTCGTTCTCAAAAATGTTGTGATGTGCCATTTCTACATCTTCCTCCTCATTATCTTCATTGTCGTCTGTGTCTTCATCGAGTCCTTCTTTTACCATATCAATAACCGTATACATTGCCTCTTTCTGCTTATCAGTCATAGTATTGATTATATCCTCGATTGACTCTTCATTCTTTGCTGAATCTGCCACGTTAGATTCCTCCTCGTTTTCTTCCGAATGTGCCATTGTGTTCTCTTCGGATTTCTTGTCATTGACTTCTATCGGCTCACTATGTTCGATTATAAGGCTCTCATCAGTATAGATAATACCTTCTTCCTCCCAATCGTCCATCGGCTCGTTAGAATGGGCAACCGACTCTATAAAAGCACCAGGATTTGCTCCAGAAAGAACAAGACTTACCTCTCTGATAACACCATGAAGCACATCAGATCCGGCCTGCTGAAGATTATTAGCCCAAATACTAAGGGCTTCAACATCCCCATGCTTAACCTGTTCTTTAGCATCCTGACCCTGTTTTGTGTTATTAAAAAATCCATAAGCAAATACACCATCATCTCTATTTTCGAGAATGGCATGCCCCAATACACAATCGGGAGCATTATGCTGATGGTTCCATACAAGGGGCACTTTCTTACCGTCATTAGCAGTAAATGCCCCATGCCTAATAACACGACCGTCGGCACACTTTAGATCATTCTTTGTAGCCCAGCCACAAAAATCATAACCTGTTACTGACATTGTCATGCCTCCTTAAAAATATTAATAAATTTTAATCAACCAATAATTCATTAGCTTACTTTATGTTTTCGCATAAAATCATCGGCATCATAAAAACTTATTCATTTTGAAACTATTCGATGCCTTCCATGAGCTCTGGATCGAGTTCAAGTTCTTCACCGAATTCTTCATCTTCCATTCCTTCAAGATCCCCAATGCCTTCTTCCATTGGCTGTTCTTCGGGGTGATTAATATTACTATTAAGCAACTGATCAGCCTTAGGATCATCAGACGGTTTCATTCCCATCTTGGAACGGAATTCGTTCTTTGTCATTATCTCATTTCTTGTAAACTTATCAGCTATCTCGGCCATCTGTTCAACAGGAACAAGCTTAAACGGATCTCTAAAGTAACGGATTGACTGATGCTGCTTTATTGCAGTTTTTGTAAGCCACTTATACCTTATTGATTCAACAATTCTTGAGCAGATTGGATCTATTGTTCTGTTGTAGTAATTCAGCATAGTCTTTTCATCTGCTGTGCCGTCAAAAATTGTCTTTGCCATTCCGAGCTGACTAAATAGCTGTTCCATCAAATCTTTTGCTTGATTCCATAGATTATTCTCAACTGCTCTGTTGAGCTGAATTACTCTTTCTGTTCCATCAATGTACGCTATACCATACTGAGAACCAGTAAGCTGAGCTTCTATGTCATGCCGCCTCTCTTCTGCCATATTCTTTCTGGCCTGACCTTTTATTGAATAAGGAACCTGAATAATAATGTCCATTTTACCGGCTGAATTCTGTTCATTTAATCTATCAATCTGATTAAGAACTCGAATAAGCCTCTGTAAAGTGGAATTAGGTTCATTCATTATTGCATAAAAGGGATTTTCAATAATTGGAACTATTTTCTTAGGTAAGGTCAACTGTTCCCTCTTACCAGTTTGCTCATTATAAACTTCAACCGTAACATACTGCGGAAGCCATCCAATAATTTTACCGATCCTAGCCGACAATATGTCATATGAATCGGTATTTAAAGGATTATCTGTAGTATCAGTAGGAACTATAGCAGCTGCGCCATCGTCAATCATTGTAAGGACTAAATCCTGAATAAATTGTCTTCCTGTCTGATCCAAATTTGCGTTGATTTTGAAAATTCTGTTAAGTCCATCGTTGATGTCCTCGACATAGTTATCTTCTTCATCATTTCGCACATGTCTAAAGTTTATAGATGAGACATCTACGGAGATTTGGTTATAAATTGTGCCAACGACGGACTTGTCATTTCCTCTAGAAAGTCTAGTTCTATCTTGGCGATATCCCAAGCCACCGTAATAAGGGTATCTAGGAACTGTCTGGTCTCTACCAAGAAAAGCATTCCACGAATTCTTAATTCGTTCTGCAAATGTTGGCATTTATGAGACCTCCTTACTTTTTATCATCGTCATCTTCCTCATTATTATTTCCTTTTCCGCCACCCTTTTTGCCTCCGGAGAGTATGATCCCTTTCTCATTGGCCATTTTCTTATTCTTTGCTTGCTCATGTTTATCAGATGCATTGGCGAACGAACCGTATACCTTTGCTGCTGAATCTGCAACTTTTAAAGCAGTTAATATACCATCAACTGCACTTTTTCCTTGTCGTATTGATATTCTTCGTTCGTCCCCATCACGCAATTTATTGTCATTTGATACTTTTTTTATAAGTTCCTCCATTTCGGAATCTGTTAATTTTCTAGTATACTTTATATACTTTTTTGATCTCTTTTTATAATCTTTTTTCGAAATATCGTATTCAAGTGACCTATCTCTTTTCTTTAAGGCTCTTTTTACTCTTCGTTTGCCTGCAGCAGTAAGTGTCCCATCTTCATTTTGATAACGGCGTACACCCCACTTCATACCTTTGATGCCATAATGTGACAAATAAGGAGATTCAATATTAAAATCATTATTCATTTTAATTCCTCCTTATAAAATTGATTTAGAACTTACATACCCCTCAACAGTTGTT